TGCGCCAGTTGTTCCGTCATCTTCGCTTCTGTTTGCGCCTGCTTTGCCGCCGCCTGATTCTCCAATTGATCCAATTGCTGTTGCAACTGCTGCGCCATCTGCGGGTTGGACTGCGCCTGCTGCATCTGTTGCTGTATTTGCTGCATCTGCTGTCCGAATTCCTGCTGTATTTGTTGTCCTGCCATCAGTGCAATATGCTCCGAGACATGCGACTGCAGCATTGCGTAGAGTTGCGGGTTAATTTGCACCATTCTAGTGAACATGAATTCCGCGTGCGCCTGCATGTGCGCCATGTGGTCCTGCATGGGAAATGGCTTTGGCTGTTGCCCACGCATCGCACTAGCATTCTCACTTGCGGGACCCACCGGCTTTGGAAGTTCCGGATCCGGTTTTAGAATTGAATCAACATTATCCACGCCCATAGCACTGTACATTCTTCTGTACGCCTCACGCAAATTATGTAATTGAGGTGCGGCTGTTGCTAATTGCAGTTGCTGCTGCGCCAGCGTGATTCTCTGTGCCATGGAGAATATGTTCGGATCTGAAATCGGAAGTATGTCCACACGGTCATCAAAGTCAGTTTGCTTAATCATGCGATTTCCGCCGACAACCTGATAAGGATATTCCGGTGGAAGATACAATTGAAAAACACGCGCCAGTAAATTAAACTCTTCCCTTTGCGCGTAGTGCAATCGCTTATGGATTGCGCTCATGACTTTAGTTCCACGCTCTAAAAGAGCGAGCGTTGTTCCTACTGGATTCTGCTCGTTTCCTTCGCCCATTTTCATGTCCGCGATCGCCGCGAATGATTTTCCCGCGTCAACCGCGAATCCTAGTAAGGCGAATAAAACTTGTGACGGTTCCTTGTAAGGAAGTGGCAACAGTGATTCCTTGATGGAAACACCTGTTACATCCACGTCACGAAATTCCCCCGGCTGCAATGGCTCGTCATGGTCGCGTATGCGCATTCCACGCGCCTTGAAACCTGCTGGTAGGTTAGCGAGTGTGCCAGCATCAATTAACTGCCGCAAAACACTTGTTGCTGTTCGCGATAACCCACCAAGCATGTGTATTAGACCAAAGCCGTAAAACCCCAGTCCTGGGAGGAATTTAAAGTGTACAAAATAAGAAATCTTTGCCTGTTTCTGGTCCTGCTGGTTCCAGTTTCTTCTTATGGATAAAACAACCCGTGAAAACTTGTCCAGTGTAACTATGTACGGAAGTTTTATTCCATTTTCATTCTCAAATCCTGGAATATCAGCATTGACATGCATTTCCAGAATTTCATGTTCGTCATCATCGGAGGCGTATTCCTTTTCAACGCCGTGCAATGTGTCCACCTTGTCCTTGACATCGGAAGTCTCTGTCGTCCCTGTCGGGACGTCAACGTCACTGTAAAATCCATTGACCTGCATTTTTCGCAGCTCATTATTGTTCATTTTTATGATGTGCGTAATGCGGTCCGCTGTCTCCAGGTCCGTCGCCATGTAATTGATTACCAAATCCTCGCCGGTTATGAACTTGGAAACGGCACGCTGCAGGATGGGGTCGTAATAAACTTTCTTGAAGGCCGATCCGGTCAAAGGAAGATAGAAGAGAAGCTGATCCATCTCAGGGTCATACTCCTTCATGACATGCGTGATCTGGTAATTCATGTATTCCGTAACACGATCCGCCTGAGCCTCTATGTCAGGGGTGGAAAGTCCTACAACTTGGGTACGAACGGGGCCGCTTGGGGGGAGAAGTTCCTTATAAGCTTGTGCTTGAAACTGCGTTACAGATTCAGCCAATAAAGGATGAACGACCCCTGACGCACCTTCGAAGGGCTGTGTTCGATCTTCATACTTGAAGCCTAACATATCAAGGCCCTTGACATAGGTGTCTTCCCAGTCTTTCCTAGAGTCCTTGTCGCCTTCGAATGCTGCAAGCAAATCGCTTGACAATTTGCTTAACTGTCCCTCTTCAATGTAATCCGCCAGATTTCCATCGAAAGGTATTTGTGATTTATCAATAGGTTTGTTTGGATCAAAATTAACATCGGCTCCTCCGTCCGGAAGATCCGTCAATTCCACGTCCGATTCAAAATTCACTTCCTGTTCAGGAATCTGAACCTCCTGGCCCACGGGCTCGATGTCCAGTGCGCCTTGCAATGCTTCCATTGCCTTGTCTATGTTATTCTTTGGATTCTTTGCCATTTATCTCCCCTTATAATGGTCCTACGACGTCTTCCATGATGCCGTACGGTGAAATTTTTTTTACCAGTCCGCCTTTCTTGTAAAGCGACATTCCTTTGCTGATGGTTTCCTGTGCCTTAGGATCCTTAACTAACAAGAACGGTATTCTCCATGGTCTTCCCTCACCGTCCTTTATAACAGATTCCATCAGTTTTGCATCACTTTTCTTCGCCACGCCTTTCAGGGCGTTCTGAAGGATGCTTCCGTACGCCTCAAGGTTTCCCTGGAAACTTCGGTCGCCTGGATACAATCCCTTGTTCTTGATGGCGGACGTCGAAAATCCGACTCCGTCATAGTTGCCGTCCTTCGCCATGCGCACTAGGTACTTGGAAACGAATTCCATGTAGTCCTGTGACTTCTGGAATGGCCCCTGCGGAACGCTTCCGCCGCCTTTTCCAATGGTAGACTCCACGATAGCCCTCACCTTTTCACGCTCTTCGTACAGTTTTTTCAACGCCGGTGATTTTGGATTGACGGAAAGAATTTCCTCGATGCGCGAGTTTATGGACATAAGATGCTTCATGTTATCGTCAACGACGACCTTGTCCGCACGATTCGCGTATCCTGATATTAATTTTTTGCCTTTCTTTTCCGCCTCGCGCAGTGCGCGCTGTATTGGCTGGTGCATGTCTGACTGTATCTCCTCCATGAAGAGCATTCGTCGCCCAAACTCATCCGTCCTGTCAGACGTCCTCAGGTGCACGAAGCCGTTCTTCAGCTTATCATCAGGAAGACCGAAGTCATGGTTGTATTTGTACGTAGGCTCCGTTACTCGCAACTTTCCTGGGTTGTAGCGGAACAGAAATTCCTGCGTATTGTCGCCGCCGGAAAGGACTTGCGCCCCGCCGTAGTTCGGCTTGCCTGCATATGTCTTGGGAATGTATGACACCCCACGCCTGTTGAACGCGCTTGCAAGGTTTATGAGCGGATACTTCAAGGCCCACGGAACTCCGCTTCCCTGCACGATCCCCTCCGAGAGGGCGTTCTTGATGCCGAAATTAACGGCCATGTAGTCGTCAATGTTCCCCGCAATCGTCTCCGCCGCTTTCACGTTCAGCTTGTCTCCTTCTTTTAACGTATGCATGGATCCCTGCAGATATTTCACCAACCCCCCGACCTTCGGGTCGAAGGCGTCAGCGTCCATCTTCTTGACGTGCTTGAATACGTTGCTCACCGTCTGCTCCGCCGTTCCCTTTCCAAGAGGGAGAACCTCCAGGGTCGGCGCTATTTCATCAAACTCCTTCAGCAGCTCCTTTTTCGTGATTCCCTTTCTTCCCATGCTCATCAAAAAAGGCTCGAGTGAGGAGTCGTCCAGCTCCGCCGGACGGACGCCTCGCGCCCTCAGATATCCAAGCCACTGCTCGCCCATCATCTTCTCCTGCGGCGCGTTGTAAATCTCTTCACGCGATTTCCAGAACATCGCCGGTGTTTTTTCCTTGACTATCTTTGCCCGTTTTCCTATTTTTGAAAGTTCCACTTCCGGTGCCGCTTCCCAGACACCTTCCGCTGTCTTAGGTGGTCGCCCACCAAAAATTTTAAATGTTGAGGCGTCTTGTGTTCTTAATTTGGCAAGGTCTTTTAAAGCCAGTTGTGCGCCCTCAAGTGTTTGAAACTCTCTGTCTAATATCCTAACACCAGATTCATCCGTTACTGTATAAGGTCCTTTCGGTGGCTGGTATATTTTTCCCTTGGAAAGGTCCAATACCTTTTCTGAAACCTTCTTAGGCTTCGCCAGCTTCTCCATGTATTTCTTCCCCTTTCCTACTATGGACGGGAGATGCTTCAAAGCGCCCTTGACGATTCCGCCTGCCTGGTATTCGTGCGGGTCCAACGGTGGAACCACGTCATTGATTATTCCACCCCCCTTGTATCCGTGCACGGTCGCGTCACGAAACTGATGCTCCCATGCGATTTCAGCATTTTCCTTTCTCATTGCCTCTCCTTGTTCCCATTTTTCTTTTCTTAATTTTTGTACGTGCTTGGAATATGGCGCGGACTTCGTATGGAATATATTACCAGCCGGGGAGAAAGAATCAACATATCTTTCCCAGAGGGTGCTGTAATTACTGGGCGGCGACATGTAGTCATACATATAATCATCCGGCTTCTCGCCAGCGAGTATCATCTGTTTCCTCAGCGCCGGCTTCGAGACATCAGTGATCCGGTCTTCCACGCCGGTCCTCTTCACGTCCACCCCCTTGCCGGACCACCGACTCCCGTCTATTATATGCGTGCTGCCCGTCTTCTTGTCTATCAAAATGTGCTGGTTGCTGTGGGCCTTGTCGCTGATGTCAAATTTTATGTGAATTTTATCCTTGCCATCCTTAAAATGAATCAGGTCGTCATTGCCGTCGACGGTCTTGACGCTGAAAACATCATATCCCTTCTTTTCCTTACCGGCCAGCCTCGTCAGGGATGAACGGGGATTGCCGATGAGACTACCCATGTTTGTAATCGTCATGCCGTTCGCGTGCGTTGAACCGGGGGAGTGCGACAGTATGTTCACCATGTTCTGAATCCACGGAGGCGCCTTTGACATGTCGGCCTTCGCCACCGTCGAGATTGATTCAAAAAATTTAGCCGCGCTCCTGGGCAGGGCCTTGGATCCGGCGAGCGCGCCGACTCCCTTCATGAACATCCGTCTTGATATTGGGCCTATGACCATGCTATTTCACTTCCTTTAAAATAATTTTTCCCTTGTCATCCTTGACGTACTTGAACTTGGGTTTCTTATGCATCTTGTTCAATACGTCATCCCACCAGTCGTACACCTTGTATTTCTGGATGGGTTTAACATCTTCAGGGTCCACGTAATGCTGCAGCTGGTAGCGTCCCAACCCAGTTCTTGGCCCCGTGACAATAAAGGAATTCTTGTCAGGATTCAAGAAGGGATATTCCAACGCCTCATTCATAGGCTTGTTCAATTTCTTCTTCATCTGGTATTCCCAAAGCTCGTCCGCGTTCTTAGACTGCAACTCCACTCTTTCACCCGGTGAAAGGGACGCGAAGTGCGATTTCTTCATCTCAGGACCCTTGATCCTGGACTTCTGCCAAGGCCACTTGTAGCCCGGACCCCAGCGGTTCTTGTCCCACACGCGATAGCGTGGAGACCTACGAGGATCAACGCCCTTCCACAGCGAGCCCATGAGCATTTTCATTTCCTTCTCGGAGAGCTTCGCC